AGCCAACCATATCCTTTTTATACCCCAATCTCCAATAATGCAATAAGTGACCCGATTTTCCGCCATTCTGTTTTCAACGTCTGACAATCGCACAAAAACAGCCTGCATTGTCAAAAATAATTCGGGAAAATATGGGATAAATGGGGGTAATTGCGGGTGACCAAGAAAAAAGATCCGTCCCTTCTGAAGAAGCGGGGCCGGCCAAAGATCCCCATCGACTACGAAAAAGCGGAAAAATTGGCATCCAGAATGTGCTCATATGACGAAATAGCGTCTATTCTGGGGGTTAATGCATCTACGCTTGAGCGAGATCCCGAATTTGTCCGCCACCACAAAAAAGGAATGGATTCCGGGCGCGGGATATTGCGCAGCAAACAGTTTGATCTGGCGATATCCGGAAATGCGACCATGCAGATATGGCTTGGAAAACAATATCTTGGGCAGCGGGATAAGCAGGATACCGAGATCACCGGGAAAGACGGGGGGGCGGTGGAGGTGAGATCAAGCCTTGATACAGAAACCGCAGCAACCCTTAAGCGACTCTTCCTTGCAGGAAAGATATAGGCAGCGAATCCTCACCCTATCAAAAGACGATTTCGCGGTGTACTGTGCGCTTACCACGCGCCGGATGTGGAGACCGGCCAAGCACTTATCTCTCATCTGCGAGACGCTTGAAAAGGTCGAGCGAGGGGAGCTCAAACAGGTAATGTTTTTCTTACCTCCCCGGCACGGGAAATCATATACTGTGACAGAAACATTCCCCTCGTGGTTCATCGGTCGCAACCCGGATCGCCGGGTAATCGAAGTATCCTATTCTGACGATTTCGCCAACAAATTCGGCCGTTCCAACCGCGAAAAACTGTGGGAATTCGGGCAGGACATATTCGGCGTAAAGGTTGACCCGGGGCACGCCTTATCAACCGATTGGGGAATATACAAGCGGCACGGCGGGATGATATCAGCCGGGCTTGGTGGACGGATTACCGGTGAAGGCGCTGACCTGATGGTGATCGATGACCCGATCAAGAACTCCGAAGAAGCCAACAGCCAGGTATACCGGGAAAAGATCTGGAATACGTATCAGTCCACCCTTGAAACCCGTATGCAGGCCGGCGGGGCGAAGATCATTATCCTCACCCGATGGCACGAAGATGATATTGCCGGCCGGATCCTTGAAGGCGAAGATGGGAAAAACTGGACGGTTATTAACCTCCCGGCCCTGGCGGAAGAAAACGATGTCCTAGGACGGCAACTCGGCGAACCGCTCTGGCCCTCACAAGGATATGATGAGGTGTGGGCGGCCGATAAAAAGATCAAGGTCGGTCCGTATGTGTGGGCCGCATTATACCAAGGCAGACCGACACCCCCCTCTGGCGAACTGCTCAAAAAGGAGTGGTGGAAATACTATAACTTTGATCCGCGACAAAAAGCCAATGATTTCCACGAGATCGTGCAGAGTTGGGATCTCTCGTTCAAGGATACTAAGGGCAGCGCCCGTGTATCCGGCCAGGTATGGGGTCGTATAGACGCAAATTGTTACAAACTCGATGAAGTGACTGAGTTAATGGATTTCCCCGCCACAATCAAAGCGATCCGGACCATGACCGGGAAATGGCCGATGGCATTGAAAAAATATATCGAAGACAAAGCCAACGGTCCGGCCGTGATCGCGGTCCTGAAAAACAAGATCCCGGGGATTATCCCCGTTGAGCCGGAAGGGGGGAAAGTTGCCCGAGCGTATGCGATCACCGGGCTACTGGAAGCACGCAACGTCTACCTCCCGGCCCCGGAACGAGATCCCGGGACACACGATTTCATAGCGGAATGTGCCGCGTTCCCCCGGGGTAAGTATGCGGACCGGGTCGATGCCATGACCCAAGCATTGGTAAAATGGGTGATGATCGTGCCCCGCAACACCGCCAACGAACCGACCGCAGAAGAGGCCGTATCCGGCGGCATGCATAACGCCAATGATATATTCGGCATGGGCTCCGATGATTCTTTCTTTGGAGATGACGAGCTCGGGGAGTTGTTCTGATGGATGTCGATAACCGGGTATCGATTCGAATCCAGGATAAGACGTTGGCGCGGTGGGGGAAGCCCGGCAAGAACCAATACCGCATAACGCTCAACTGTGCCGGGTGCTGGCGGGAAGCGGTTGATATCATCGATCGGTACCGTGGCGGCAAACCATTTGATGGGGACGACAGATCGCCTTGGAATATTGATGAGTATATCGATGCATTCTGTGACTCCCTCGCGGCATCATATCTTATCGAGCGGATCTGCATTGAACGCAACCGGCAGCGGATCCGGCTGAAGCGGGACCATTGCAAACCCTGCTGCGTCGAGCACATTATGATCGCCATGCATAACCACGTACATAATTGTTTCACTTACACGGCGATATCAGACGAGAAAAACGAAATCCGGGGAAAATCTTCCGGCGATTCTTCCAAAACAAGCACAATTTGAGGTTTAAATTATGGTAAACAAACGACAAAAACAGCGAGTTGGAGAGAGTTGCGTCGTAAGTAAAGTAACGATCTCTCTAATACGTGAGGATGGCCGCGATCTTGATCGGTTCTTAAAAGGTTTTGAAAACCTTACTGTTGGTGAAATAAAAGGGTTGATGGAAAGGACACGCGATCATCTTGCACGCCTTATTGGGGATGTGGGGGCATTTTCGGAAATTTGCAGCCATTGCGAGAGGAAATAGTCATGAACAAAAACGGACACTTTGAAAAGGGAATGTGGGTAATAGAACCCCCACAGCCCCAAACGCTCATGTATAAGATCACAGTCGATACCACGCAGATCGAGGAACTTGACGTCCGGCTTGCTGAGATGCGCGACCTCTTCGCGGTTCCGGAGAGCATGACAACGTTCTGGCAGCGGCTTCGATGGTTGATTACCGGGAAGGTGAGGTAAGAAAATGGCAGCAAAGAAAAACGACAGACCTGAAGAGGGCACCACATATTACTTTGCCCCGGGTGGAAATTCCTTCAAGGCCCCAAAGATCGATATCGACGGCGTCTCAAAGATCATCGAGAACAAAGCGATCGTTGAAGGGCTTGATCAGCAGCAGCGGATCCTGTTCCAGCACGACCCCAAAGTGTCGGTGTTCAACCTCAAGACCAAAGAGGTAGACGCGGACCTGTCCGCTACCGTGCAGGACATGGTAAACGAGGATGGCGTCGCGCTCAACTTCGCGATCCAGCGGGCATGGCGGGACACGGCAGAGTGGGGCCCGGCGCTGTATAATCCGGTATGGGATTACGAGGGATCGGAGTTCCGGATGATCAAGCTCAAACGGCTAGAGCCATGGTCCTTTTCGACCGTGGGATCAGTCACGACTTACATCCAGAATAAGATCCTGCCGGGTATCCTGGTCAATGACAAAACCGGGCTGGTGGAATACTGGCAGACCGACACCAAGGGCAAGGTTGTCCAGCTCAAGAACGTCGAAATGCTCACCGATCCGATCAAGAGTGGGCTTGGCGGCGCTCCTTCCATTGTCCCGATCTTCCCGTACGTCAAGATGCTCACCCACTCGTGGATGCGGCAGATGCAGAAGGTCAACCAGTACGGCAGCGGTGGGATCTGGTTCCTCAAGGTCACGGACCCGACCGGGGACGACAAGAAGTTCGCGCAGAACATCGTCAATAACGTATCGTCAGTCAACCGGTACCAACTCCGTCCGAATATGAGTATCGAGAACCTGGGCATCAGTGAAAGTGGATCGGCCTTGGAGACCATCACGCAGATCGGCATGGAGATCCGGCAGTTCTTCACCCCCGCCGGACTCATCCAGAAAGAAGGCGGCACAATCGGCGGGTCGTCGGGTCCAGAATACGACCTCTATATGTCGTTCATCGGCGGGCAACACCGGCCACTTGAAGCGTACATCCGGCGACTGCTTAACCCGTGGCTCGTGTACAACGGCTGGTATGAAAAGGGATTCCGGATCATCGCAGAGATCCCGACGCCAACGGTCGATAAATCCGATCTCCTGCTCAATGCGCTGGATAAGGGCAGCACGCACGGCGCACTGTTGCCGAACGAGAAGCGGGCAATCATCCGGGCGGCCATCCCGCAAACGGCCGGTATCGATATCTCGGACCTTGACGATGCGGGGCTCCAGCAGCTGAAGGATTATTCGGCATCGGCGCAGCCATCACAGTTTGCCGCGCAGCTCCAGAAGGCTGACACCATTACCCGGGCCGGGGCGTCCGGTATTATCGGGAAGGGTGCGGCACGGTCGTTCTTGCAGGCCACATTGGGCATTGAAGAGAGCGTACCAGAAGAGGATATCGGCCGGGACCAGGAGCGGGCGGCTACGCTGAAACTGGCGAACGCGGCTGAGGATCTGGCACGGGCAGCGAAGGGGAAATAACCCCCATGCCCGCAACCCGCGTCCGGCAGGCTGCTATAGGCTTGCAGAAGATTAGGGAAAAGAACCGCCTTGCGAAAGCTCACTATCCCGCGTTCCGTGACTTCTTCCAAGGGCAGCGGGATCAGGTGCTTAAACAACTTGACGCATTGGCAAAGTATTTCCCGGACCCGGAAGTCAAGACAAACAAGACGGCGGCAGAGATACGGGCAGAACTCCTGAAAGAGTTTAACGGCATTTGGGATGATGTCGAGAAGGGCAGCACAAAGGATTTGCAGGAACTTGTTACAGCCGCCGAAATGGAAGGTATGGAAGCGGGGGGGAAGTTCGGGGCGGATACTATCAACCCGGGGGGCATCACTCCAACAAGCAAGGCATTTTCGTTAGAGAATCCCCGGGCGGTTGCATTTTTTAAGAGTGCTGGAGGTTCCACGAAATACATAAAAAATATCCAGGATACAACGCGGGATCGACTGCAAACAATTATCACCGATGCACTTGAAACCGGGCAATCCTACAGTAAAACAGCTAAAATTATATCCGATGCGTTTGATGGCCCGATCAGCCGGGACCGGGCCCAGACCATAGCAGTATACGAGACGGCTCAGGCATATGAAAATGGCAATCGGGAATTTGCGGCGTCAATCGCAGATGAGGGCGTCAATATGCTCAAGGCATGGCAAACATCTGAAGATGA